AGCCAGGACCACCCGGAGTTACGTTGATGCTTGGACGTGCACCTGCGCCCGTAGTAATGGTTGCTTCTGCCGTAGCCTGGACACCACCTGTTTCGTTAGGGGCGCTGAGAACTACAGAAGGTGCAGCCAAGTATCCTTCACCGGGATTTGTGATGCCTATAGAGCCTACAGACCCCATAGAGACTAAGTTTGTGCCATCCCAGTTAGACAAACCCTTAGTTGGGTCACCAACAATGACACGCTCATTCTTAAACTGGGCGGTTGACACGTTGGCACTGGAGAATGTACCTGTCACAGCCACGTTACCCTTGGTGGAGTTGGTCAGGTTGAAGTATTCAGCCCGTCCATTGTCTTCAAAAGACAAAAGGTAGTCACTGACATTGATGTTGGCAGACTCTAGTGCGGTTGTGGTGTTGGCAAACACAACTGCGTTTGCACCAGAATCCAGTACGGCAGATTGAGCCTGAACAATCTTGATGTTGCCAAACCCGATAGGCTGGGCATTCTCTATCCAGGAGAACTCATCTTCATCAATTGCCGTTCGGTTGGCCTTTGTGTTTAGGCCTTTGAAGTTCTTGATGACAGCATAGGACTTTTTTTGCTCTGCTGCTGCCATGATTAGTACGGAGTTGAGTAAGGGTCTGGGATGCGCCGTGTGAAGGTGCTGTTAAGCACGGCATTCACATGCTTCAGATATTCTTGCTTATAGATTTCCGCTTCACCATAGCTCTGCTCTTTGTACTTGGCTTTGTAGGCCGCATAGAAAGCTACAGGAGATGTGTAGGGGTCATTGATAGGGTCTGTCGCAGACGGGTCTGTTGTGACAAGAGGTATCGGCAAAATTGTGCTATCAATTTCTACGACATACGATTGGTCAGGCACAGGCCCGATATAAATCTGAGATTGACCGTAGACTGAAAAGCACACGGGTCTGCCAACATAGTTTTGCCAATACCGCAACTGAGCATTGAAGTTTGACCAAGCCAAGTAGCGCAGGGGAAGGCGGCTATTGCCCCAGTACAACGTGATGTTCAGAATGTCCAGCGTTGTTCCCGTAGACAAAATAGCATACGGAATAATCTCAGCAGGGCCAGAGTATTGCAAGGTTGCCGTGCCATCCGTAAACGGAGTGCTAGGCGGGAATGTGTAGTTGTCAGACGGGTACGGAGGAGCAACAGTTCCTAACGTACCACTGGTGACAACCGCATAAATGAATATGCCGCTAAAAACAAACTGACCAGCAGTAACGGCAGTTCCGGCAGTCCAGATACTTGCAGGTACACCCGTGTTAGAAATGGGGGTGCTTGTGATTTGAAGTGTGCGTAAACAGCCTGTATCTCTCGCTACTCTCTCACGGGCGCTGTTAATATCGTCCGTTAGTTCAGCGTCTGACCAGAAGACACCATTGGCATCATGCAAGAGCCGCCGGACTTCCGAGATGTAGGAAGTGAGAGTTGCCATTTGGCTTCCATTTTAAGCTGCCCTTTGGGTGACCTTTCCCCCGGCAGCTTTTTCAAGCCGCAGAGGTACTACGCCAACCGCCGAGGGTAACGAGCGGTTCTGTTCGGGAGCCTCTGTCTGAATATCAAATTTAGACAGCTTCTCCATTCCTTGTTCCAATTCGGAGTGAAGGCGTATCCAGCCCAAGTGGGCCAGACACGACTCCTTATCGTCTTTACCGTAACCAAAAATATATTGAGCTGCCTCTAAAGGTATCTCAACAGTTTTGCCTACTGGAAACTCCAGTTCCTTGTAGGCATACATTACTGCAAGCCTATCAGGAGAGCGATTGGTTACGTAGACAACACTCATAGCGTCACAATGTCGCCGTAGACAGAGATTTCAACCGAGTTGTTAGCTGCGGCTCCCGTGTTCACACAGACAAACAAAGAACCAGAATAAATGGTAGTGGCGGTGTTAGCCGTCAATCCCATATCTTGATACTTGGTTGTCCCTGTGATATTTGCCAACACGACAGCGTTAGACACCGCATTTGCAACTGCACCATCAGAGCTATTGATGATAGTCACGTTTGCGGCGGCTACGCTGCCATTGGCATTTGCCACGGTAATACGGCGAACAATGTAGCTTGTACCGATAGTGGGAATAGTCGCAACAGCATTACCCGTGTTACCCAACCCGACAGGGGTGGAGGTAGAGCCAATGAGAACATTGCCAAAATTATCGGGATACAGGGAGCCTACATGGTTCGAGTTCATGCCGTCCCCTTATGCTGCGTAGGTGCTGCTGACGTTGATACCACCATTGGTAGCCAACAAAACAACAGTGCCGTTGCCAGCAATCGTGGACTGAGCAAACACGTTCACACCATCAGACAGAATCACGCCACCAGTGTTGTTGGCGAGAACTGTGGTAATGGTAGAACCGTTGTTGGCGGTCACAATCACGTTAGCGGCAGGGAACATCACGTACACACCAGCAGGAATCACTGCGCCAGCATTGGTAGCTGTAACAGTGGCATTGCTGAAATATGCACCAGAGGCGTTGGTGGTTGCACCAGCCAGGATGATTTTGTTAGTTGATAGAGACATGATGACTCCTTACAGTGAGAGGTAGTTGTAACCCGACACCACGGTCATCGACTTGGGTTTGACGTTCACCAATTCGGCAATCATCAAAACCGCACCAACATAACCAATCTGCCAGTTTGGAAGGGTGGATTCAAATCCAGTAAACACAAACGAACCTTGCTCATGGATGTAGAGCGACAGGTAATTGGTGTTCAGGAAATAAACCGTACCTTCTGGGCAGTAGGGGTCAGGATAAATGGGAACACCAGCAACCATCAGGGCACGGAATGCTGCCTGGGGGCCGTTGTTGTCGCCATCAAAGCCGGAGCCTGGGGTGATGACATACTGTTCTTGACCAACATAGTCTTGAGCCAGCAAAGTCCAAGTACCGAAACCGCAAACACCAAAGCTAGGCATTTCAGCGCCGTTTTTCACAGTGCCAGAAATGTATTGCAGAATGTTTTGACGGGTTGGGTTCACTGAACCAGCAGCGTAAGACTTGGACTGCCACCACGTATAAGCAGAGCGGCTGATGTTGCCATAAGTGCCAGTGGCGCTAACGGCAGCAGGAAGACCGATAAACTGCTGAGTGTTTGTGGTGTTGTTGTACAAGGCCGTTGCCATTGCATCCATCATCACGTTGGTTGCATCGTTCATACGAGCTTCAATCAACGGAATAATAGCTGCGTCTTGCTGAACTGCGCCTTCCATACCGAGGAACGGCACGGGAGAAATCATCAGCTTGAGGTCAAACTCAGCGTTGTAAGCACCCTGCTGAACTGACGGCTGGGCAAAAGAGCCAGAGTAGTCAGACCACTGAGCATTCACAAACTGAGCGCCCTGCACGGGCACGGTTACGGAAGACACACCGCCGGAGGCTTGCTGACTGTTGGCAATCAGAGCCGCCATGAGGGGTGTCGAGTTGTAAAGCTGGACAACCAGCTTGGGGATAAAGGCTCTACGAGTAACGTAGGTCAGTTCATTGAATTGACTTGACCCTGTTGCTGGTAGGATGCCGCCGCCAATAGCCATAAGGCCTCCTTAGAAAAAAATACCCTCTTTACAACCCAATGGGCCGTTGCGGTTTCCGCAAGTCATTGAGTGCTTTCATCGCTTCAGAGCGAGCGGCAGTTGTCGGATTCTTCCAGTATCCCTTCAAGTCAAACTGTTGAATGACTTGGGGGTTGTAACCAGAAGAAGTCGGCACTGCTGCCTGTTTCATCCACATATGATACTGTGCTGCTGTTTCATGGTTGGTGATACCTTGCTCCAGCATGATTTTTTCCACATCGCCCACTTCAGATTCAGAAGCAATCAAGCCTTTTTTCATCAAGGATTGACGGCGCTTTTGCAATTCTTCCATCGCATCCCGCTCACGCAACTTGGCTTCCAACTGTTGCACACGCTCTTCAGAACGGTTAACCGCCCGGTGCGTGTAGTCTTCAATGTCAAGTTCGGGAATGGGCAAATCTGGCTTGACCTTCTTGGTCATACGCAGAAAGTCTTTGCGAGTGGCGGGATTCTCAGCGAGTTGTTGGGCCAAGGCCGCTAACTCATCCCGAGCATCTGATGAAATGTTTTCTAGTGACATGGTTTACCCTCTTTATACGATTAGATGACTTTTTTGCCGTCAGCAGGTTTCTGCACAGCCATGCCAGTCTTACCGACTTTGCCTGGGGTGGACAAGCCACCAAGTTGTGAGAAACGGGGGGTGTTGGTGATAACACCATTCTGCTGATTGTTGTCAGTAGGACGGCGGGGTGCGGCTGCGCCACGGGGCTTGAACAATTCCATGTTGTTTCCTTACATAGGGGGTGGGATTGGTGCGCCACCGGGAGGAGGCATACCGGGAATCGGCGCTGCTTGCATTGCCTTACCTTCAGGCGTTGCGCCACCTGCCTGGGGTAATGTTTGCAGCATCTGCAAAATTTCAGATTGCTGAAGTTCGTTGGTTTTGTTTTTCCGTGGCCCTATCAAACCAGTAAGGGTACGAATAGCTGCCAGAGCTTTTGTACCTTCTTCGGAATCAGACCCCAGTGCTGGGAGAGATTGTTCCAGCAAGTCCATTGCCATGCTGATATTAATCATCGCCGCTTCTCTAGAACCCATTTTTGGTTCAGGAGTGGACATGGGGGAGGCCATTGGTGAAGTGTCATCACCAGAGAACGCTTCAGTAGGATTGTCTTCCTCAACAGGAGTAGGAGCAGGAGCGGCGGCAGAACGACTGCCTCGCATCAATTCCATCAACTTGTCTGTTGGTACTGCCATAAAAACTCCTTGTGCGCCGTTTGTAACCACTTACAAACAGCTTGTCAATAGGGTGGGAAGCATTTTATGTCTGCTTCCCAAAGACAAATCCTTACGGATTACTTGCGGCTTTTACGGCCTTTACGAGCTTTACGCATGATGCGCTCCTTCTCAACAAGCGGCCACTTACTTAAAGGAGAAGCAGCCATATCCTTTCCCTTGCGGGGAATCAACGCCGGGTCTTACGACCACGTTTAGTTCCGTACATGATATCTCCTGGTTAACCTCGCCGAGAATAGTCACGTTGACTACGCCCGGTGTTGTTTTTAACCCCAGTTTGACGATATGTCAAGCCGGACGGCATTTCGCCTCGTTTCAGTTGTTCAGTGCCCATCCTAGGCTGGTCAGCCCGGGGAGGAACGATTGCTTGTGTAGCCATTGTCTTACCTGCTTTCAGTCTGGTTAACCCTCTGCCTTGGGAGGAGGCGCAACAGGTTGTGCCTGTTGCATAGCCTCCATCTTCTTCAGTCTATCTTTGAGCAATTGTTTCATCGGTGGCTCTAGCAAGTCAAGCAGGGATTCTTTGTCAATGACTTGGTTTTTGTAGAGGTTAAAAGCAAGCTCTCTCATGTCTTCCATGAAGATGGGCGAGTTGGAATGGGCATCCACCTTCACAACAAAGTCCTGGGTAAACTGTTCGGCAATGAACTTGTTGTTCTCCATGTCTGTGAAGTGCGTTGCATCATAGACTTGCATACACTTCAGATACAGCGTTGCCAACTTCTCTAGGCTATCCTCAATGATGAGGGCACGTTTTTTGGCACGGCTAGAGCCTAAACGGGCAAGCTGAGATGCGTGACCAGACGAGCGCACACCTGCTTCACCACGGCCTTGCAACACAGACACAATGCCAGATGCCTCTTCAAACATCAGGTCAATCTCACCGATTTCTCTAAACAAATCAGGTGGAATAGTTGGCGCTAACTTTTCGACTTTCGCATTAGGCATGTCGGTTGCCAGCAATCCACCAGCACGATTGAGGGCAAAGTTCTTCTCATCCAAGATGCCCGTGAAGCCAATGAGTGCTGTCGGTGGGTTTACTTGTTTGGAGAGCAAGTCCAATATTTCAGACATTCGCTTGTTGCGTAATTCCTGAAGGAACACCAGCCGTTGTACCTCAGAGCCGCCCCAGTAGTAGTCATACAGAGGGTTGGGGCAGACTTGCACAAACGGCAATTCACCTTTGAGGAACACCTGCTCACCAGGGCGGTCATAGATGATTACGTCTGGGTCTGCTTTGGTTACAACTTGGTAGTCTTTGATTTCATCGTTCCACACCCACAACTCAGTCATCTCAACTGTGTCTTCAGCGACTGTTGCTTTGTAGCGATTCTGTCCAGCAAGGTCTAAATTAACATTACCGTACATTGTCGGGTTTGACTGCGACATCATGATGCGCTCAACACCGTTAGCAATTTCTGTACGTTCATGCTGGGTAGCAGAGATGCGCTTGACAATCTCTTCCCTTTTAGGATGGCTGTACAAACGGTCATACAACTCAGACTTTGTGATGTAGTAGGTCTGGGTAATGGCCTCTTGCCTATCAGAGTAAGGCGTATCTTCACGCAATACGCCCATGCAAGCAGGTTCAACCATGTAGGGATGAATGCCATTGTTGATGATGAGCTTGATAAACGTGGAGTTGTAGACCAGTGACCACGTTGTAGCGGTAGAAAACACTTGGTCAGCGTTGCTGTTTATCCACTCATCATTGAGCGCACGGGTCAGAGCCGGGACTTTTACCTGCTCTCTGGGGTCAACAGAAGCACCAACGTCAATGGAAAAGCGGGTTGTTTCCGCTGAATACAAGAAGCTGGTGAGCTGGTCAATGTGTGGGAAGATTTTGTTGTACAAGGCCGGAAAGTCATCAGGCCCGTTACCGAACAAATACCAACTCCGCAGGGAGCTATAGTCTACCTTTCTCTCATGTTGAGATACTTGACACTTAGAAATTAGGTCAAGGTAGAACAATTCTCTATCTATGGGGTTGGTAGGTATCCTCATGTTGTCTTCACCTTCAGGTTATCTGGGTCTTGCATAGTGCCAACACCCGCTCTGGGGCCGGATAGTGAGCCTGTGGGGGAGGCATCCCTGGGCATTATGCTCACAGCCTCGTCTTTCACTGGCTTGAATTGTCCACCAAGAACGGATTTCATGCTAATACTACCACCGCCACCCCAAATTGCCGCATCTCCGGCTCTGGGTTCCTTCTTCTGGGCATTCATGGCATCTGTAGCCTGTGCAAACTCTTTGTCAGACAGTTTGTTGTTACGTTTGAGGTAACCAGTCTGGTGTTCGCCCTCTCGGGTGGATTTAACGTCCGTCATCCCGTATTCCATAGCCAATTGTTTGACTGTGTTGTCTGTGTGCTTAGTCTTTGCAGACCGTGTGCCCACAGGCTTCAAGAAAACAACGGACAGTGCCCCTTTGCAATTTTTCATGGGGCATACAGGCTCCCAAGCCTCAAATATGCCGTGATTTTCGCAGTGATAGTCTTTTAGAACGCTCATAGTTACCCTCTTAGTGCTTCGTCAAGTGTGATTTCTGAATAGTCATGGCGGTTAACCATGCCGACTTTTAGTTTTATGCCCCCTGATGTGACCTGTAAACCCATGCTTGCCATCATTGGTGGCTTGCTTTCCTTCCTGTATTCCACGTATCTTGTCCTGTCTTTGTTCTGCATGACCCGTACATTGCCGCTTTTCCACTGCTGATAGGCCTTGCCAACCCTGATTTGCACCACTTCAGTGAGCGGCTCCTTGTCTCTGATGAACACATCTAGGAAGTGAGCCATAGACATACCCGCTAATTCGCAGAACAAGTTGATAGAGATACCTCTATCCTTGTCTGCATGGAAGCGTTTTATCTGGCGTTTGAGTTCAAACTTCGATAGGGGCTTCATATCTGTACTCCACCGTGTAGCCTGTTGATTGCAAGTAGTCCAAAAACTCCACTTCACCGTATGCTTTTGTAGGGTCAGCAGGGACAATGATGTGGTCATCATCCATGAGCTTCCTGCTTTGGGCATGACAGCCTAACAACATACCAAAGTCAAACTCTTCTGTGTGAAATCCTGGCCCCATGTACTCCATTGAGAAGTATTTGGCAATGTGGTCAGGTGCATACCTGTACCCCAAATATTGCAGCTGGGGTTTGAGCAACGCAGAAAGCTGGGCATCCTCGTTCCATCCATGTATCTCGTTTGCTTGCAGATGGGTAATGCCATGTTTATTGCAAGCAGACAAGAAACGCTTGGAGCGCAAAGAGAAGCCACCGTTTTGCACCACCCGCACACCGGGAGTTCCCACCCAAGT